AGTTTAACATTACACTAATGAAAAAAAAGTTAACAAAAACAATCCCTCCCAAAAAGGGCCCTGTTTCTCAGGGAGAATCTATTCCACCAGGTAAGATCATGAAAGTTGGATCTGTGCCTGAGGATAAAAAACACAAACGTGGTTATGGAATAGCATCTAAAGGTCTTAAATTTGAAGGAGTATTTTAATGAAAAAAATACTGTTAAAAGTTAAAAGCTTTACTTCTAATGTCAAGAAACGTGATGCAATTATAGCTATCGTATTCTTTGCGTTAGGGGTATATTTTGGTTCTTAGTAAAATATTAGGTGGATCTTTAGTCGACACGGTCGGTAAGGTTATCGACTCTGTACATACTTCCGAAGAAGAAAAAGGTCAAATTAGAATTAAACTTCAAGAGCTTGAAAATGAAATTAATTCTAAACAAATGGATATTAATTTAGCAGATGCTCAATCTACAGCTACCGATATTTCAGGTTTACTGCAACGTTCTTGGCGCCCCCTCATTGGGTTTAGTGCAGCATTGGCCATTTTTTTCGAATATGTCCTTAAACCTTTTATCGTGTTCTTTCTAGGAATTTTTCAAATCGAAGTTGGTCCTCTTCCTCAAATGGATATGGAACAACTCATGCCATTAGTCATGGCTCTCCTAGGAATGGCTGGCTTGAGAACATTCGAAAAATCTAAGAAGATTACAAAATAATGCGAGAGAGTTTCGACTACCACGTTAAAAAGCTTATTCAAGAACGAATCAACGATAAGAAAGATGATTTGTTGAGTAGGAGTCTTAGTTCATTTGATCAATATCAATATGAGTTAGGAAAGTTACACGCTTTAGAGCAGTTATTAATGGACTATCAAGAAATATACAAGAAGGTGTTTAAAGATGAGTAGATTAATTTTACCAGAAGGTTTTAATAAAAAACCTTTGACTAAAAAAGAAGAGAAGAAAGATAAAGAAGAAGGTCCTGCGTTAGAAAGAATACCACAAGCAACAGGATGGCGAATGGTTGTTTTACCTTACAGAGGAACAGAAAAAACTAAAGGTGGTTTATATCTCACCGACAAAGCTGTGGAAGAACAACAACTTACAACGAACGTTGGAATGATCTTAAGTATGGGCTCAGATGCTTATGCTGATAAAGATAAGTTTCCTAATGGTCCGTGGTGTAAGAAAGGCGATTGGGTTGTCTTTGCAAGATACGCTGGATCAAGAGTTAAAATTGAAGGTGGAGAAATTCGTATTCTCAATGATGATGAAATTTTAGCTAAATTGAAAGACCCAAAAGACGTACTAACAATTTATTAAGGAGATAAATATGGCTGACGAAAAAATGGTAGACCTTGACACTACTGGAGAAAGTCAAGAGGTTGAACTTCAAGAAGAAGATAAATCTACTGAAGATAGTAAAGTCGAAGAAAAAGAAGCTACTTCTCAAACAGATGCTTCTTCTAATGAAGATTCCAACGACGACTCTAATGATGATTCTAAAGAAGACGGTTTAGATAAATATTCTAAAAACGTTCAACGAAGAATCAAAAAACTTTTAGATAGGATCGAAAAGACTGAACAAAGAGAGCAAGAAGCTCTTCGCTTTGCTGAAAGTGCAAAGAAAAAATACACCGAGTATGAAAATAAAATTAAGTCTTTAGATGAAAACTACATTACAGAGTATGAGACAAGAGTTAAGTCTCAGATCGAACAAGCTAAAAAAGCTTATCAAGATGCTTTGTATAACAATGATGTGAACGCTCAAGTTGATGCTCAAAGAGCTTTAACAAGATTAGCGATTGAAGAGGAAAGAGCAATTGCTTCTAAGCAACAAAGAGAACAGTTATTAAAACAACAAGAAGGATTAATGGCTGAAAGACCTCAAGCTGAAGCACCTGTTCAAAGACAACCTGATCCAAGAGCAGAACAATGGGCAGAAGATAATAAATGGTTTGGACAAGATGAAGCCATGACATTTACTGCTTTAGCTCATCATAAAAAGCTTTTAAGAGAAGGTTTTGATCCTAAAAGTGATGAATACTATGAAGAAATTAATTCTTATATGAAGAATCAGTTTCCCAATAAATTTCAAAACCAACAAACAGAAGTGAAGGAAAAAGCACCACAAACAGTGGCTGGATCTTCTCGAACAGGTAAATCAAGTGGTTCTAAGAGAAAAGTTACTCTTACCCCTAGTCAAGTTGCAATTGCAAAAAAATTAGGAGTACCTCTTGAAGAATACGCAAAATATCTATAGATTGGAGACAATATGGTAAATAAAACGCTAAGATCCAGTGAGACTAGGGAAAAGACAGCTCGTAAAAAAGGTTGGACTAGACCGTCTGCATTGGACGCACCCCCAGCTCCAGATGGTTACAAACATCGATGGATCAGGGAATCAGTCAGAGGATTTGATGATTATAAAAACATCAGTGGTAAATTACGAGAAGGCTGGGAATTAGTTCGAGCCGACGAGTATCCTGACTGGGAACTTCCTACTATCGAAGATGGTAAACACGCTGGTGTTATAGGGGTAGGTGGGTTACTGTTAGCTCGCATGCCAGTAGAGACAATTGAAGAGCGTAATGCTTATTACAGAAGCTTGACTGAGGGCCAGAAACAGGCTGTCGACAATGATCTACTGAAGATCGAGGATCCAAGGATGCCGATCAGTAAACCCCAAAGGCAAACCAAAGTAACTTTTGGTTCAGGAAACAAGTCGTAATCGGCACGGTTTGTTGGACGACCAATATTAACACGTATTACAAAGGAGTAATATTATGGCAAACGTAGACGCACCATTCGGGTTTAGACCCGTACAAAAGGTGGGTGGTGGAGTATCAAACCAAGGGCAAACAGAATATGCTATTGCCAATAACTATGGTACCGCTATCTTCCAGGGTGATCCAGTTTCCTTCGCGAACACTGGTACACTCGTTCTCGCCAATGCTGCTGGTAGTACTATTGTTGGTATTTTTAACGGTTGTTTCTATACAGACCCAACAACACAAAAACCAACTTTTAGTAATTACTATCCAGGAGGCATTGTCGCCACTGACATTGTTGCTAACGTGATTGATGATCCAAATCAATTATTTGAAGTTCAATGTGATGGCACAGTAACAGCTGCTAACGTAGGTGAAAATGCTGAAACAGCATACACTGCAGGTAGCACAAAGTCTGGTATTTCAAATGCTGAAGTAGATACTTTCGCAGCAAACGCTAGCTCAACATGGATTATCGTAGGTCTTTCAAAGGATCCAGATAACGATGATACATCTGCTGCTAACGGTAACTTGATTGTGAAACCAAATCTTCACTACTACACAGGTGGAAAGGCAGGGGTATAAACCATGGCTATTTCAAGAAGTCAACTCGTTAAAGAGTTAGAACCAGGTTTAAACGCACTGTTTGGCTTGGAATATGCAAGATATGAGCAAGAGCACACCGAAATCTTCGATCAAGAGTCTTCTGACAGAGCATTCGAAGAAGAGGTAATGCTTTCAGGTTTTGGATCAGCTCCAGTTAAATCTGAAGGTGCTGGTATCTCTTATGATACAGCTGCTGAAGCTTATACTTCACGTTACACACACGATACAATTGCATTAGGCTTTTCAATCACAGAAGAAGCAATCGAAGATAACCTCTACGATCAGCTTTCTTCTCGTTACACAAAAGCTCTTGCAAGATCAATGGCTAACACAAAGCAAGTAAAAGGTGCTGATGTTCTAAACACAGCTTTTGCTGCTGGTGGAGCTGCTGGTACTAACCCAGGTGGTGATGGTGTTTCACTTATAAACACAGCACACCCACTTGCAGTTGGTGGCACATTCTCTAACAGACTAGCAACTGATGCTGACTTGAACGAAGTATCACTTGAGCAAGCTTTAATTGACATTGCTGCATTCGTAGACGAGCGTGGTTTAAAAATCGCAACTCAAGGTAGAAAACTGATTATTCCAAAAGAATTACAGTTTACTGCTGATCGATTAATGAACTCTGCTCTAAGAACTGGAACAGCAGACAATGACATTAATGCAATCAGAAATATGGGAATGATTCCTGAAGGTTATGTAGTAAATCACTTCTTAACTGACACAGACGCATTCTTCATTAAGACTGATGCACCAAATGGTCTAAAGCACTTTGTTAGAACACCTATGTCCACAAACATGGAAGGTGATTTTGACACTGGTAACGTAAGATATAAAGCTAGAGAGAGATACTCATTCGGTTTCTCCGATCCTAGAGGTATTTTCGGTACTTCAGGTGCCGCTTAATCTAACTACTTTGAAGAGGGAGTTTTTTGCTCCCTCTTCTTTCTAGAATGATCTGCAAAATTTGCAGAAAAAAATTTCAAAAAAAACGATCTAATCAACTTTATTGTTCCTCCACTTGTAAAGAAAGAAATAAAAAAAAGCCTTGGCTAAGACATCGAAAAAATTCTTGTGAAATGTGTGGATTTATTCCTAAATTTATGTGTCAACTAGATGTCGATCATATCGACGGTAATAGAGAAAATAACGACGTTATTAATCTTCAGACTCTTTGCGCTAATTGTCATAGATTAAAAACATACGAATCTAAAGATTGGAAGATTAGATACAAATGAAAATGTTTACTGTTGTTGTTTTATATGATTAAATACAGTCTCTAGTACAACAACGAATCATACGAACAGAGCTAGACTGACGGTATAGAGATCGTATGATGAGGTCTATACAACCGAGGAGGTTTAATATGGCAACAACTACATTTACAGGACCAATCGTAGGTCTTAAAGGAGTTATCGCTGGTCCAAATCCTAATGCTTCAGGAACAGATCAGGGTGGAACAACTCCATTTACAAGAACAAGCAACACTGTTATTACATCAGGTTCAACAGCTTTAGATGCAACTACAAACGAAGGTGTAATGGCTTATGTTTCTGACGGTGCTAACGGAGCAGCAGTTATAGCTTTTTCAGATGGCGCAACTTGGTTAAGATGCGATACACGTGCTAACGTATCATCATCATAAGGAGTAAATCATGGCTAACACAGTAACAGGACCTACAATTCAATTTCAAGGTGATCGTAAATTGATCAACACTTGTTTTGTATCTTGTGACGGTGGTAATACTAGCTCAATTACTCTTGTCGATGTGTCTGCTCTTGCTCCTAATAAAGCGGGAGAAGCATGCACTCAAGTATCCTTAAATAAAATTTGGTATCAGGGAGCTGGCGCAGCTAATGCTTCAGCTACCTTAACTTGGGATGCTACTGCCGACGTTCCTTTCTTATCATTAAATTATGACAACAATTTTGATTTTTCTGAATTTGGTGGCTTGAATAATACTCTAGCAACAGGTTATACAGGAGATGTAAAATTGGAAGTACCAGCTACAACTGTAGCAGGTCAAGAAGTCGTTGTATGGTGTGAGTGGATAAAAAAGTATGACTAGGAAAGCTGACAAGCAACCACCGAAAACAAAAAAATATTTTCGCTCCACGAAAAGTGGAGCGGGAATGACAAAAGCTGGTGTCGATCGATATCGAAGAGAAAATCCAGGTTCTAAATTATCTACAGCAGTTACCGAAAAAAATCCTACAGGAAAAAGAGCATCAAGAAGAAAATCTTATTGTGCTAGAAGTGCAGGACAAATGAAACAATTTCCTAAAGCTGCCAAAGATCCCAATTCAAGATTAAGACAAGCACGTAAACGTTGGAGATGTTAAATGAAACACGATTGGTTAATCTACATAACATCCTTTGTGATGCTCTTATTAACTGCGAGTGTTACTCTTGCTGAAACCAACACTGTTTCATCAACCGTAGTTACAAATTCAACTCCTCCCACAGCTAATGCTCCCACTATTATGAATAATAATAGTGATATATGTAAAGTTGGCGTGGGTGCTAGTGTACAAAATAACGTTGTTGGTGTCGCCACAGGCGTCGTTATTGACGACGAGCTATGTCAAAAATTAAAGCTAAGTCGTTCTATGTATGCCTATGGCATGAAAGTTGCGGCGGTATCTATTCTTTGTCAAGACGCAAGAGTGTGGGATGCGATGACGGATGCCGGGACCCCTTGTCCCGCACGAGGATCTATCGGAGCAGAAGCCGCTGAATATTGGACAGATAATCCAGATGAAATTCCAGACGGAAGTAAATACAAAACAGAATACGTTCAAGCCAACAAACCAGAACCAAAGGAGTTTAGTGATGCACAAAGTGCTG